GCCCGATGCAGTCCATCCGGTAGTAGCAAGCTCGAAACTAGGATTGGTGATAAGGTTGGTGCGTTCAGCCGGAACGACGATCTGTGCTTTGAATTGTGAGTATGTCATGCCATCAGCCTCCGCAACTGCGCCTGCCGGTCAAGTTCAGCCGCAAGCCCTCGAACGTCGCCATTCCATGAAACCTGATAAACCACGCCCCCCCTGCCGCCGCCAGCCGCGCCAGCCAAAGCCGCCTGCGCGTCCTGTTTTGTCAGGACATAGCCGTTCTGAGAAGAAACGTGAACTTCGGGCCGACTAACCGCACTTTCATTCCAGATAAACGGTTGACCTGCCTTTGTCGCACCGCCAGAGGCGAAACCCTTGACGGTTGTATCCCCGCCGCTATCCGCTTGCCAGTAGCCGTTAGGCGCTGTTCCGGTTGTGACCTGGTTATAGGTGACGGTTATGGTCTTATCCTCTAGGCGGTCAAGGCTGTCGGCTAATCCAGAAACTAGGTTGTTATAGGTTTCCAGAGATATTCTGTTAGTAGGATCATTGAGCATATCCGCGTATTCTTTCGCCTTCTTTGTGGCGAGTACCGTCTTTTCGTCAACCAGTCCCATCCGTTGAGCTAACGCTAAAACCGCCTCCTCGTTATCCCCAAGTGCTTTACTGGCAATAGTGAAAAGGAGCGCCGCGCTATATTTACGCATAGCCGCGTCAGCGTTATTGGTGGCGTCAGCCAATGGTACAAGCCCGGCGGTTGCGGCCTCTGATGCCGGGCCGGTGTCATAAAGCATTTCGTTCATATCTTTGCCAACGGGTACAACGTCATCCATTGGCTTTTTGAGTGCCTCTAGCGCAAGCTGTAGATTACTCTTGCCAGCCGTACCACCACCCGCAATACTCGCCTCGTTTGTGTTCCCGTTTAGTGCGTTGATGATGTCAGTCAAGGCGGGTAGGATCGTCTGCGCGGCTGAGTTCTTGACGCCCGTCCAGGCATCGCCAAGATCATCCATCGCCTTGATGTATTCGTTATTGGCCTGAACCGCTTTATCGGTTACCACAAGGTTGTCGGCAATCGCGGCAGTACCAGACCGGATCGCATCGCCGCCCTTTAGCAGTAGAGGCGCTATTTCCTGCCAGCCTCGCCCAAAGATTTTACTGGCAAGCGCCGCCCGGTCTGCCGGGTCTTTGATGGCGATAAACTCATCTGACAGTTTCGCAAGGTTCTCAATGGTTGGCGTGAACCCGTTTTTGAGCGCCATCCCCATCGCGGTTTTTAGACTGTCCTGCGATACCCGGAAGTCATCAGCCGCCTGGGTAAGTCGGCTCATTTCATCAACCGAAACGCCCGCCAGCTTTGAGGATTTATCCATCGCTTCGGCATATTCCGAGTAGTCTGTGATGGTTTTCTTTAGGGCTTTGCCGACTTGCAAAAGCATTTCAGACGATGCAAGGGTAGACAAATTGAACCCAGTCAACCCCTTGACGGTTTTCCCAAGTGTCGAGTTATTTAGCTGTTCTAATGCGCCTTTGAGTTTATTGATCTCGCCAACCGCGCCTTGAACAACGGCCTGAAATGTCATCTTTACCGTGTTATCAGCCATCCGTTACCGCCTTCATCGCGACGCCTAATATCTCCGCATCATCCGGGTACTGTTTCGCCCATTCCGCATAATTTTTATTTCCGTCTTTGTCTGTGTACCGCGCCCTTGCGTGATATGCGTTATAGACGCGTTTTGCCGCGCTCATTCGCCTCATTTCGCCCACTCCCATGACGCGCCCGAACACCGCCTCCGCCCCGTATTCGTCAACCTTCCAGGCTGTTTCCAGTTCAATCGGCAAGCGCCCTTGACCGGCGCAGTATTGATAGACCTGCGCCATCAAGATAAAGGGCTTTCATCTTCCTCCGCTATGATTGCGTTGATCTCACTAATCAGCCAGATAATCAATCTTGCCGATGAAATGCGCGGGCTGGCCGGGAAGGTTTCAGGAGTGAGATGTTCCCCAATCCCGGCCAGGTTCCACGTTTCGACACAGGCACAAATGCCAGGAAGTATTGTTTGAGCGTTTTCGTCATCGGTGGCTGTTTTGCCGATTGTGATTTCTTTTGGGAGGCCAGCAATCGCTTTTTGCCACGCGGCATATTGTGGATAGGTCATCGGATAGGCGAGCGTCACAGTCCCCGGATAACGTTTGACTGGCGATGTAATGACTTTGCCCATTAGGAAGGAACCGCCTCAGCCGCCGTACCCCATGCGGGTGCGGCTGCGCTGCCTGAAATCATGCGGATTGTCGCATTGTAGTGGTCGCCGTTGACCTTGTAATTGGTCAGCATGACGCCGGAATTGGATGCAACCGTGCCGGTCACGCCGAATTGCGGCTCTGTGGCTTCCCATGCGTGCCGGATGCCAATTTGCACGTCAAACGACATAGCGGTCATTACGCCGATGACTGGCGATAAATAGGCGTGGGTAGTGGTGTCAAACGACCCGCTGAAGTCCAGGCTAAAATCTGGTTTGCCAACTAACACGCCCTTGATTGCGTCGGTGAAGGCGGCTAAATCCTCGGCGGCATAGTCCAGGCCAACGTCGCCCAGACTGTCAATAGGGATGACGGTCATTGACCCGCCCGCCTTGCCGATAAGTAAACTGGTGAAATCCCGTACGGTTCTTCCCGTTTGTGCTGTCATTGTTTATCCTCTTATCCTCGAATGAATGAAAGTGCGAACTCGCACGCCGACGCCGATCCTGCAAGCGCAACTTGAAAACGCAGGTATTGCCTGACGGTTGCGGTCACGGCTAATTGCACGATGCCGGAAGTTGGGACGCTTGCGGTTGCGATTGCGCCGGAGGTTGCGCCGGATAACGCCGACCAGCTTGTCCCATTGGCGCTGTCGTCAACGCTGATCGTCACCGTCCCCGCGCCCGTAATGCTGGTGATGTGGTACATCAGCCAGCCGCCCGCCGCCGATGCCGCGCCGTTATTGACGTTGGTGTTGGCGCTGTTTGCGCCGGTTTCCGATCCCATGACGTGCAGCATGTGGCCGAAGTGCTTTGTATAGAGCATCCCGCTTGCCGCGTCCTCGCCGCCGAAGTCCAGCCGCACGTTTGTCATGCCAGCCTCAACCGCCGCGTATTTCGTCAGGATCATTGGCGCTGAAAAGCACGGGTCATAATTGACCGGCGCAGCACGGATGCCATAAATCACGCTTACGTTATGCCTCGATCCTTGCCCGGCGCTGGCTATCGCGTGTACTCCGGTTATTGCGGTGCTGTCAAATACGCCATTGACCGGGCCGAGTGATACGGTGGGTTTTCCGACTAACACGCCCTTGATGGGACTGCAAAGCGTAGTGGCTTCGTATTCTTCAAACGCCACGCCCTGCTCGCCGGTGTCCAGGGCATAGCAGGACAGGTTATACCCGTCCATGTATATCCGTTGAAAGTCCGCTAATGTTCGCCCCGTTGCCATAGAGCCTCCCTAGTTTACAAATTCAAGCGCGTGAAAGGTTAGACGCGCTCCCCAAAATTGATTCCCTGCCGGATCGCTTACAATCGGCCCTACCGATATTCCGTTGAATGTCAGCGTTACCGCGCCGGTTATCGTTGCTATTGCCAGGATCGCGTCTACTACCGCGAAGGCCTTAGCCATCATTCCGCTGAACTGTTCCATGCCGCGCCCGCTTCCAGCCGGTGCGTATAGTAGTGTATAGTTCAAGTCGTACTCTACGTTCCATTTGCCGGTTGACCCTGTCCCGAAGGCGGCGCGTTCTGTTACCATATTTGTAATAAAATCAATGCCTTCCGGGTAGAGGCAAGGAACGTCACGCTCTGCCGCTTCTGGTATCTGGTCAATGTCTAAAATCGTCAGACCAGAAACAGTCAGGCCGGAGATGCTATCGGTGAGGGTGGTCAATGCAAGCGCCATTAGTTAGCCCTCCGGTAGGTCTTGATGATGATCCACGCACTATCCGGAATGTCTTTTGGGGTTATCACAACCCCGCCGCCCGTGATGATTGCCGCGCCGCTGGTGTTCTCCCCGAAACGTCTGTGATATGCGTTTATCACAATGTCGTTACAGGCGGCTTCGATGTCTGCTGGCGTGGTGGCGCTGTATCCCCATGTTCCGGCTATTGAAATCGCGCTGTCCTTATCCCCGGCGGCGGTGGAAGTCCAGTAAAGGCCGGAGGATTCGAGTAAGCGAATTTCCCATTTGGGCGATGAGTTCAACGGGTACAATTTGTACTTTGTACTGGCGATGGTGGTAGCGTCCCCGTTGGTGAGGGTGGTGATCGTCAATAAATCATCATCGTCAATGTACAGGCTTTCGCCATCCGGCGCGTCATAGTAATTGGTGACACTCCGGGCGTAGAATGTCCGGCGCGTCTGCCCGTCAATGATGCGGCTGGCCTGTGTTATCATGTCCTCAATCACCACATCGTCCGGGTTATCGGTTGACGTGATTTTCAGGAGCGCCTTTACCTTTGCGAGCGTGGTGTACCCGTTGGTTATCGTCATGTTATTTCACCGCCCTTTTACCCTTGCCGGGTTGCCGCCCTACGATCTTGACCGCCGGAAGCGGATCGCCCTCAATGAGCATCAATCCTCTAGCTACAAACGGCGCGGCGTCCGTTCTTTCGATTTCCGCAACGTCACCCGGTTTATAATGCCGCCAATGGCCTTGCATAAACTCGGTAAATTCCTGGATTACTTTTGCTCTTACAACGTCCATAAAATCCCCTTCGGGCAGGGAGGGATTAGCTCCCTGCCCCTGAGATACCGCTAGACGATAATCGCCTGGGTTGCGGCGGTCTTGGGATAAGTTCCCGATCCGCGATAGAGGATGGCAACCGCGCCATTGGCGAAGGTGTTAGTTCCAACCGCGCCGACCGCTTTCTGGAACGGCTTAGCCGGGTTGACGGGAACGTCAATGGCATAAACCAGATTAGGAGCAGAACCGGCGACTTCGGTCAAGGCCGCGCCGGTGATGTCAGCCGCGCTTCCCATGCCGGTGGCTGCCGCTTCCTGAATTTTGAAATTCAGGGTAGAGCCAGCCGCGCCAGCCGCGCCGGTGTCGATGATGTAGCAAACGCGGTCAAATCCGGCGCAGTTGACTTCGGCGCAGGTGATACTAGCAACCGAGCCAGCAGTAGGGATGGCCGCCTGTACAATCTTGCATTCTCCGAGTAGGTTTTTCATGCTGTTTTTCCTTTTGCGGAAGGTTAGGGGAGGGGTTTAGCCTCCCCGTTCCTATTCGCTAATTAGTCGTTATGTCCGAGCATGTGAACCGTGCCGAGTGCCTGAAGGATCGCGCCGCCAAAGCGGGCTTTCGCAAAGATGCCCATGATGCCGTTAGCCTGATATAAGTATGGGTTGCGGGCAACGGTCAATCCTTGGCGTTCTGCGAAGGCGTAAGCGTTGAAGTTGAACCAGGTCACAACCTTGCCGGAGTGAACCGTCAGGGCGTCGCAATCCGGGGCCAGGAACACGGGTTCGCCAAACAAGCTAGTGCCAGTTCCGGCAGGGGTATTGATGAACTGGAAGGGTGAGCCGGTGATGCCCTTGATGTACCAGGCAACCGACGGGGCCATGATCGCGCCCACTTCGCCGGGGTTATCCCAACCAGCATTCAACACACCGCGAGCACCAGACAGGTCAGTCGAAACGATGGCGTCAGGTGAAGCCATCATCACGGAGGAGGAGGTCGAGCCGTACACCAGACCTTGCGGCATGGATGAACCAGTACCAACGGTCAGGTAGTAGTTTTCGGCTTTCGCCTGTGCGCGGGCGAGGGTGGAGGCGAGGTACTTTTCAAGCCCAACGCCGTCACCGTCCATCAGTTCCTCGCTGATTTTCAGCATCTTGGTGAACTTGTAGATCGTCAGGGCAACCTGTCCAAACACGGGTTCGTTCTCGTCATAACCGGCTTCTTCATCGGTCACGACTAACTTAGTGCCAGCCGTGCTTTCGGTTGGGATGAGGATGCGGTCATGGTTCACGACGAACTTCTGCACGGGAGCTTGCCGAACCCACGATAACAAATCGCGTTGTTCCACGACGCCGTTATAGAAGTCGTCAGGTACGGTGTACCCGCCTTCGTTGTCCGTTCCACCTTCCCAAGCGCCCTTGGCGGCTTCTGGGTACATCGTCATTTCGATGCCCTTAGAGAAACCGGCGGGATTGTCGCCCTTCGCCCAGGCCGCCATAGCCTTGCCGAAGCTGGCAGAATGGCGCGGGTCTTTGGTCACGGCTTTGGCAGTCGGAGCGCCTTTTTCAACGCCCGGCTGTGCTTTCAAGGCTTCGATTTCAGCCCGCAGGCTTTTCAGTTCATCGGCCACAGAATCAACTGCGGCAGTTTCAATCTTTTCGTCCATCTCTTTACCCTCCAATGGGTCAATAACAGGATTGTCGATAGTTGGATTGTCAGTAACGGGTTCGTCACTTTGCTCCGGCACGGTCTTTGCATCGTCTGCCTTTACCGTGTCCTGCGGCTCTGTTATCTCGCCCGATTTACTCTCAGTAATTGCGTAGTCATTCGCTGGCCGCCGCCAGTCATTCACGTCAAAAAGCGCCAATTCCCCAACCGGCCAAACGTCAATTAGCCCGCCCGTTCCCATGCGTACCAAATGTGATACAGCGCCTGAGCTTGCTTTGACATTCGAGCCATCCATGACGCGCTGCGCTAAAGGCTCGTTGGTGTCCAGCCGCGGCTCAAACCAATGCCCGCGTTCGTCTGCGCCCGCGTACTTGGCGCGTCCAATCAACACGGGCGGCTCTTGCCAGCTATCCATGGCGTCCGGGCCGAAACCGTGATAATAGGTGAGGTTGATTTCATCACCAGCCTTTAGCCAAATATCGGTAGCCTCGTGAAACGCCTCGCCCTGAGCATCGCGCCCCTTGACCGGCCCGCCAAATGGAACGCCTAACACGCGATAACCAGGATCGATATAATCCTCGTAGGCTTTCAGCGACTTGGTAGCTTCCGGGGTGATGGGAGGGCGCTCTCCTGCCGGGGCGGTCAGCACCTTGAACCGCATCGCCTTATTCGTGACGATAGTGTCCAGTAGTTGCTGTTCCGGGCTATCCTCATCATTCGGCTCAAGTTCCAGCGTCAGCGCGTCAATTTCACGCGCCTTTTGTCTTACGGTGCGGATCCGCGCCCGGTCATCTGTGTTGTTTCGGTTGCCTGATTTCGTTTCGTCTGTCATGTGTCACCTCGAATAAAAAAAGCCCACTCCAATTAAGAAGCGGGCTTTCGGCGGCTCTGTGTGATGGCTGGGCGGGTATCCCCGGCGAGCTATGATTTTATTTTTATTGTTTCAGTTCCTCGCTATAACGCTTTTCAATCGCTCCGCAAATCATAAGCAGGGCGCGGCGTATCAGCATCCAGAAATCCTTGTCTGTCATTTTCACCCCTGTAGTGCTTTCATCAGCGCATCTCTAACGGCGTCCGCTACTTTTTGTCCTTCGCTCTGTCCGACCTGCGCCGTTGTTTTCCAGCCGCGCGCCTTGTGAAACCATGTCTGTTTTTCAGGATCGTGTACAAATGGCGCATAGCTCACATTGTTGCCAATCTCTACCGTGTACTGCCCGTTCATCTTGACCGTCCACTTGCGCCCAAGCGTTTGGCTTGACGCTTTAGAGTGGATCGTTCCATCCTTGACGCGCCAGAACGATCCTGTTCCGCGCTTGTACCAGCGCCGCCCGTTGGGATCGTTAGCACTAGACGCCGGGGGGTATTTCGCCATGATAGACTTGACGTGCGCCCCGCCCATTTTCAACGCGGCAGTAATCACCTTCGGTTGCTTTGCGGCTTCCAGTCGTTTGATTAGCGGTTCTAACCCGGCGATGGTTACGGAGGTATCAGCCATTGGCAATCTCCAATCCAACCCAACACCTACAATTCACATGCGCCGGGGGCGCTTCCGTCCAGGCTTCACCCTTAGCGGTCTGGTCAAGCGGCCCGCAAATCTCACAAACCAACTCATCATTATTCGTGTTCCATACTTCGTTCATGTGGATACCCATAGCTTCCAACTCTGCGGCTAATCCTTCCTCGCCTGCACTTGCCGCCCGTGTTACCTCGGTGACTGAAATCATCTCAGCCCTTACCGGCCCAAACGCGCCGGTCAACTTGTCCTCTAATTCCCCGATGGATAAACCGTCAGTAAAATAACTGGATATGCTATCTTTCAATAACTGCTGGCTTGTGTCGGTCAGTTCCTTGACAAGTTCAAACGAGTAATCACTCGCCCAATTAGCCGCCCGTTCATTGACCAAATTCCAGTCAACCGAAACATTGAGATAATCGGCGTCCGCTTGCGCCTGCGTGATAAATACGTCAACCAGTAACGGCTTTAGAATGTTCTGCATTAGCGTGCCGCGCTCTCGCCAGAATGAGGACGGGATGTCATCATAGGATGGCGTTTCGTTGAGCATGTCCACAATATCGTAGACCTCGCCGCGCAGTTCACGCCCGACGCGCCGCGCTATTGTGCGCTCTAATGCGGATCGGTTAGGCACGTCCATTTATGCCCTCTATCGCGTCAGTAAATACCTTGTCTAAATCAGCCGCCGTCTTGACAACCTCTAACTGACCTTCGATTGCTCCTGCCAATGCCGCCGGAATAAACTCACTCTCAAAGCCACCAGGTGCTTTGCCAGCCTTCATCTTTCGTATAGCTTTCCTACGCCATGCCCTGAGTTCTGCTACGGTTTGCTGCGCATCTGTCGGTTGCTGCTCCATTGGCGTAGTGACGATGACCGGCGCGGGTTCGGGTTCCGGCTCCGGCGCTTTCATGCGTGCCACTACCTCAGGGGAGTAGCCCGCAATTTCAGCGGCTAACCGTAGATCGATGCCCGTTGCGACTAACACCTGTAACCTTGACGCCCGTGCTGTTTCGTCCTCTTGGAATATGCTCATTGCCTCAAAATCAAACTCTAGTTTTAATCCGTCGCTTTCCAGCAACTGTGTATTGACGATGTTTGCCAATAACTTACCACGCGGCTTTATAATCTCCTCATAAAATCCAATCCGGTGTTCTTTTGCCGTTGCGAAGTTCGCTGAATTTTCTAGCATCGTTTGAGGAATGCCGAATGCAAGCGCCACGTCATGTTGCGCCTGTGCGTGCAATTCCGGCATGACTAAATCAGATAACTTGGGCGTCAACTGCTGCGGTACAATTGATCCGGCCTTGATGCCTAACACGCCGAAGGCTTTTCCAACCCGCGCCGCTGAGCGTTTGAACCAACTCTCAACCCTGGCAACCTCGTTGCTGTCGGTAGTGTCAATTCCCAAAAGGGTGACCGGCATCGCGCCGCCCTCAAAGAACGCGGAGGCAAAGCGGCTCATATAGTGCAGCAGTTTCGCATTGGCCAGCGCAACCTCTACCGCGCCGATGCCTGGAAGCACATCCTGCGCCGGATCGTACTCGGCAAAGTAAACCATCTCGTATTCGCCCGTGTCTGGTTTGTTTGTCCACTTTGCGCCGGTTGAACCCTGAGTAAACAGATACGCGCCATCGTTATAACTCACCGTAATATCAAACGGGTTGCGATATTTGACCGACTTCTTGACACGCGCCTTATTCTTGACAATCTCCCAATAGCCAGCGCCTTGCATGTCCAGCGAAACGCACGCACGCCACAACAGGGTTTCGAGCGGGTCAGGATAAGGCCATTCCTTTTCACCCTGCCCCTTTGCACTCGTGATCTTGATGGGTACTGCGCTCAACGCGTCAGCGCGTAATCTTACCGCCCGGTAAACTAAAGGAACGTAGGCATAAGCCGCCGCCGTGTTGGGTAGGTTGCCGCTACTGGTTAGCCCTTCAACCCATCCGGGTACATTCGTTATCGCTTTGTAATTAGCCATGCTCACGCTCCAAAAAGTACAACTTTGCCGCTGTTATGAATTGCGTCCCAGGCTATCGCCAAACTCATCACGCAATCATCGTGCATTCCATCCGGCGCGGAGTAACTGAATGAGCCGCTGGAATTGCGCTTGCTCTCAAAACTGAGTAACTCGCCAATGAGTACCGGGTCGTTGATAATCCCAATCTCGCCGTTTTCAAACGCCGCTTGCAAATTCTGAATAATGTTCTGTTTCGTGCCTGACGTGGTGGTAAATGGGATGATGCGCATGCCCCTTGAAATCATCGCATCGATCACCGGCTGCCCGATGCTGTTACTCTCGACTTTCATCAGGTCAAGCCCGAACCGTTTATAGACCGCCTGTAATCTGTCAACCAGCACTCCGTAATCCACGCGGTTGAATCTGTCTAGATAGACAAGCTGCTTAGACTTGGCATCCATGACGCTGACCACCGTGTAATCTACCGCGCTGGCAACGTCCACGCCGCCGATGTACTGCCGCCCTCGTTTCGGTTTGTCGATTGCCTCTACCTTTGCGGCATCTTGCACGCGCCGGAAGACGCCGCCGCTATCGTCAACAAATTCAGCCATGATTTCTTGCTGGAAAATAACATCCGGCAGGGTGCGCTTTATTTCGTCAATTTCGCGCCGGTCAATAAACGGGTTGTCATAAGTCGTTTGGTGAAACGATGACCATTCCGGCTCTTGGTTATCCTCGCCCTTGCGGTACAACTGCCAGAAGAAATTGCGCCCTTTTGGTGTGCTGCCAATCATCGCGCCGCCCAAAAGATCGGCTAACGTGATGCGGATAACGGCATTCCAAGAATATTCAAGGTGCGGTACTTTTGCCGCTTCGTTGATAATGACGCGCTGATAATGCCGCCCCCGGCTGGCATCCGGGTCTTGCAAGCTCCACATTTCCAGATAGCCGCCCGTAACAAGGTCGATGCGTTTATTCTGTTCGCTCTTGCTGGCGGTTATCGGTTGCATCGTATTTGTGAACCATGTCCAGTTATCCAACAGGCTTTTATATTCCGGCTCGTACCATGACACAGGCTCGCCAGCGAGTAATCCCTCACAGGCGTAATTGCGCTGCATGATGTCTTTACCGAAACGGCGTCCACAATCAAGCACGTTGAACCTATTTAGCTTCTGGTGTATCATCGCTTGCGCCGGATGATACGCCGGTAACTGGATATGGATTATTGACATATTCCACAATTAGCTTTTGTGGCTCTCCATCCTTCCCTGTTTGCTCTACTCGCTGAACTGGCGGCCCCATGATGTAATCGGCAAGAAACTTTCGCGCCATAGAATCGCCGGACTTAGCTTGCTTGACGGCTTTTTGGATGATTGCTTTCCAGTCCTCAAAGCCAACGGTTGAAAGCGTGATTTCATAAAAGCGTTCTTCGCGCTCCTTTTTAGGACGCCCCTGCGGGTTGCCACTTACGCCCTTGATGAATTTTCCACTTTCGTCACGCTCTACCATGTTTTCCTGTTTTTTACCTGCTATCAGGGTTTTCGTCCAAATAATCAGCCGCTTTTCTCAATAAATCAGCACTGTCTCTAAGCTTCCCAATTCCCGTGTTACAGCGATAACAAAGCAGCCCGCGAACCTTTCCGGTTTCATGATCATGATCAACGCTCAAATTAGTTATTACCCCGTGAAGCATTTTTGTTTCTGGTCGTCCACAAATAGCACAAACACCGCTTTGCTTTTTGTGCAACTCGTAATACTCGGCTATCGTTATTCCAAAAACATATCGAAGCTTTTGGTCGCGTCTCCTGTCTATATCGCTCAACGATGCGCTAGTTTCAGACATTTGGCGGCCTGGTCCCCCGGGGTTTCCTTTTACGAACCGCATGTTTTTTCAGCCCTTGCCGTGAAAACTAACGGTATCCCGTCCCTCTTGCATTCTGCCAGCATCGCCATTTGTGGGATTGCCGTTTCCGGTAAATCCAAAGTCACGCGCACCCCGTTATCGGTTAGCGTTTGCACCTTATAAACAATCGCCGTAAAGCGAATGACGGGGTCTGTCATTTCACCGCCTGTATCACGGCGTAGGCTTCCAGCGTGTTTCCGCCGGTCGTGAACTTGACTTCCATCCGGTAGACGTTGCCCGCCGTCAGCCCCGTGACAAGCGGCGTGGTGATAACGTCGCCAATGGCAGACGCCGCGCCACTAAGCATTGTGCTGGAAACGTTAGCCCAGGTTGCCGCCGTAATATCCCAAAGCGTCACGGCAATTGCGGTAGGGGATGAACCCCACGGCGTAGTGGTCAGGG